TTATCTTGAAAAAGAGATAAGTGCTTCACAGGTCGCTTTGTGTTTATGTCTTGTCAAAATTGCTCGCTTGATTCAGACACCTGACCACGAAGATAGCATCATCGACTTGGCGGCTTACACCGCCATTTATGGGGAAATCAATGATAGTGAAAAATAATCTAGTGCTTGTGCCAACTAGAGGCAGGCCAAAGAATGCAGTTGAAGTTCTACAAGCGCACAGGCAGTTCTCTTGTCGCTCTGACTTGCTCTTCGTTGTGGACAAAGATGACGAGGAACTAATCAATTATCGCACCGCAGTCGGTGTCGAATACATCTTGGAGATTGAAAACACCACAAGGGGAATGGCTTATCCTGTCAATGTCGCTGCCAAGAAGTATGTTGACGAATATGACTTTTTCACCTTCATTGGCGATGACCATAGATTCAGAACACCTGATTGGGATATTACATTGAGTAAAGCCATAGGCACCGCCCCTGGCGTGGCTTATGGCAATGACCTGCTCCAAGGCCAAAATCTGCCAACTGCCGTGATGATGTCCAATGCCATCGTCAGCGCCCTCGGCGGGATGGTGCCACCAAAACTTCGCCACTTATACCTAGACAACTTTTGGAAGAAGTTAGGTGAAGACCTTGGCAACCTTGTTTATCTCCCTCAAGTCATCATCGAGCATTGCCATCCACTAGCAGGCAAAGCCGAGTGGGATGAGGGCTATCGCTCTGTCAATGCTCGTGAGGTTTATTCATTGGATGCCTTGGCCTATGACTTCTACATCAAGAGCGAGGACTATCAAGTCCTCTTGCGAGATTTATTGAAATGAAAGCAATTGCCTTTTCCTTATATGGCAATGATCCGCGCTACACCATCGGAGCTATCAAGAACGCAATTCTTGGCTCGCGTTATTTTCCATTTGAAGATGGCTTCCGCTTAGTCTTTTATGTGGGCCAAAGCGTTGAAGATTGGGTTGTCAGCACCCTAAACCTTGTCAAAGGTGTCAAGATAGTCAGGATGAGTGAGTTAGAAAATAACACCGCAAGGCTTTGGCGTTATCTTGCTTTTGCTGACCCGCAATTTGAAGTGGTCATCTGCCGTGATGCTGATGCCCGCCTTTCTTTCCGCGACCGAATAGCGCACGAAGAATGGGAGCAATCAGGTCTTGATTATCACATCATCAAAGACCATCCTTCAGGTCATAATTACCCAATAAGCGCAGGAATGTTTGCCGGCAAGACCTACAAGTTTCGAGATATGGCAGAACTTATTGCCAGCGATAACCCTGGCGATTTCTACACCACAGACCAAGCATTTCTTGAAAAAGTTATCTATCCTTGGGTAAAGGATTCAGTCTTAATTCACGATCCGTTTTACAACACACCTATTGAGGGCAAGTCAATAAGAACAGGCATTGCCTTTGATGCGCCAACTAAACTTTCCCACATTGGCGCAGCTCTTGATGAAAATGACCGCTATATCTTTAGGATTGACCGCGATGCTCAATTGGCAGAAGCGAACACTGAGAAATATAAATATGAGAGCGACAGGTGGGGAAAATGAAAATTCTGATAACAGGCGATGAAGGCTTTGTCGGCACTAACTTCAAGAAACATCTTGATTCTAAGAACAACCAAATCACCGGCATTGACATAAAGAATGGGCGCGATGTCCGTGACTTCTTTGCTAAAGATGACACCAAATTTGATGTGGTCATTCATCTCGCGGCCATTGTCGGTGGCCGTGCCACCATTGAAGGAAATCCTTTGGCAGTTGCCGCCGACCTTGCCATTGATGCCGACCTCTTCCAATGGGCGCTTCGCACTCGCCCTGGTCATTTAGTTTATTTTTCATCTTCTGCTGCCTATCCGATTTTCTTGCAAAGAGCTGAATACAAACAAAAGTTGAAAGAGTGGGATATAAACCTTGACCACATAAGAACACCTGATATGACCTATGGATGGGCAAAGTTATCAGGCGAGAAACTTGCCTCTTATGCTCGCGCTGAAGGCTTGGGAATTACTGTTCTTCGACCATTTTCAGGCTATGGCACGGATCAAAGCCTTGACTATCCCTTCCCATCATTTATCAAGCGAGGCAAAGAGAAAGAAGCGCCTTTTAATGTTTGGGGCAAAGGAACGCAAGTGCGCGACTTCATTCACATTGAGGACATTGTAAGAGCAACCTTTGAAGCCATCACAAACAAGGTTGAAGTTTCTAATCTCTGCTCAGGTAGAGCGACATCTTTCATTGACTTGGCAGAACTTGTGATGATGCAGGCAGGTTATTTGGCTGAAATAAAAACCAACCCGAACGCACCTGTTGGGGTGGCATATCGGGTTGGCGACACTCACAAAATGCTTTCCTTCTATGAGCCAAAAATCTCACTTGAAGAGGGCATTGAGCGAGCCTTGAAAGGTATTTAGAACTCTCTCTCCATTTTCTTGATGGTTCGGTTGATGTATTTAGGGCCTGCCCAATCCATAAACCATTGCGGAAATACAACCGCACTTGGTTGGCGCTTTGGCATAAATAGCACCATCAGAAGCGGAATCCAAAAGCCATAAAAGGCTGATAGGAAAGCCCAAAAGAAGATGTTTCTGCCAATGGCAAAGGCATAGAAGGCAGTAAAGAAAACAATAAGCAAATCCCATCCATTCATTTAGCACCATCCCATCACAGGGGCAGGCTCAATGTCTTTGACAATTTCATAGAATTTGCCGTTTTCGTGCAGTGATCCTGCGGTGACAACATATCCATTGAACTTGATGTCAACGCCATCGCGCAGTTTGCCCTTGAAAGAAGCGCCAATTGGTGCTTTGTAGTAAAGATGCAAGCCATCACCTGTTTCAACTGTGAAGGTGTCAAGGTCTAAGCCTTCGGTTGTTCCGCCATTGCGGTAGTCAATATCAAAGACCACAAGATTTGATGGCGCACAAGCAATGCCAATGTTTAGCAAAGGCGACTTCTCAAACCACTTCTTGACTGTGGCAGGTTTATTTGAGGCTGACTTATAGCCTTGCTTTGCTATTGGAAAGAATGGAATCTTTTGTTGCGGATAGCAGGGGAGAACATACCAACCGCGCTTTGCAAAGGCGGTGGCGATTTCGGCAGTTGTCATTTGACATACTCCTTCAAGAAGTCGTTGATGGCTTCAGACAATGATTTGCCCTCTGCCCGCGCCTTCGCCTGCGCCTTGCGCCATAGTTGGTCAGATACACGAACGCTTCTAATTTTCTTCAACTTCATCACCTTTGCTCTCAATAGATTCGTAATTGGTAAGTAAAAGCCAAGCATCAGAACCCTCATCCCAAACAACTTCGAATGACCATTCTTCTTGCTCTAAAAACTGCCTTCCAAAAAGAAGGTTGACATAAAGGTCAAACCAATATGCCCAACGCCACTCATAGCTTTTGACACTTGGTTCAAAATGCAATTCGTGTTTTTTCCAATGCACACCCCATTCCATCGAAGTTTGGTGCAAACGCATAAAGTCTTCGTTTGTCAGTTTCATTATGCACCGACCTTTTGATTGTAAGGATGATTGGGTGAATCCCAAGGTGTGCAAACTTCACACACTAAATTTGCGCCACCAATAAGATGGGTGTAATACGCGCACCAAGTTCCAAGTGGTGTTCTATGTTGTATTGCCTCGCTATTTGCTTCAAATGCTGACCGCAAATAAGTTCCTGCGTGGTCATCACAAACAACAGTTCCATTGTCGTCAATCCATAAACGATTGCTTGTCATTATGCACCCAAACTTGCACTTGCGGAAATAAATTGGAAAGAAACATTTTGACTGCGTAAGTAATCAGCAATTGCATCGTGCGCCACCTGAAGCATATGTTCATTGGTGAAAATGCTTGGTCTATCAAACACACTTACTTTGATGCTAAGGATGTGAACATCCTCAATTTTATGAGTTGTTTTCATTATGCAACCGCCTTTCGTAGTGCTGACATTGCTTCAAGGGCGCGATTGAATGGTTGTGCAATAAACATTGAGTTGTAGTTGTCATTCTCGTTTTTCTTAAGAACAACCCAAACGCTGCCACCAATGTTTAGAACTGTGAATTGCTCATCTGTTGTGATGTAGCGATTTCTATTTATTTTGACGAATCCGATTTCTTGTGTCATTTGCTTCTTCCGTTTCTTGAAGCTACTACCTTTCGCCTCAATAAGAGAACCTTAGTGCCTACCTTTGTCCATACACAAATCATTAGGTGTTTCGGCGTGTCGGGCATAGGGTGTCAGCCCTTCCCCTCATACTTAGCGCAAGTCAACAGAAGGGGTGTTATATGGAGTTTGTTATGTTCGGGGCTGTAATCGGCATTCTGTGCCTTTTATGGGGCATTCTGAGCCTACACGATGACCCACTAGAAGAGGGCATTAGGCAGGCGCAGGCTTGGGAGAGCCGTCAGAAGGCTCTTGCAAGGGCGGTGGGCAAGTGAACCTATTTTCTGTCCACAATGCCACAGACGGATCAGTAGTCCTCTACCTAGAAGAGCAGGATGCCAACCTTGACCTTTTGGAAGATGTCGTGGCGCAGGTGCCTTTGTTGGCCCTTTCTCGCCTTGCCGAGCATTCAGGCCTTGACTCTTTGAAGTCGCAAGAAGCTGCAAGGCTTCTCGACAAAGTCAGGGCGCAATTGCCTGACATCGCAGTCAAACTCGCCTCGATAACAGAGGAAGAGGCGCTGGCCTTGGCTGAGCAATTGATTTTGGCAGTGAAGTTCGCCCGCGCCGTTGCCGGCAAACCTACGAAATTGGAGTTGGTGAAGTAATGGCAAATCCCAATGGTCGCAAAGGCTCTGCGTTTGAAATCGGAGTTCTCAAGTGGTTGCGTTCTCGCGGTGTCACCGCCGAGCGTTTGCGATTATCGGGATCAAAAGATGAAGGCGACATCGTTGCCTTTATTGCAGGCAAGACTTATGTGCTTGAACTGAAAAATCGCAAGGCAATAAGCCTTCCGACCTTTTGGGATGAAGCAGTTAAGGAAGCCAAGAATTATTCAAAGGCACGGGGCCTAGAAGAAGCTCCACCATCATTCGTTGTTGTTAAGAGAAGGAACGCCTCTATCGAGAGGGCATTCGTTATTCAAGACCTTGAATCCTGGCTAGGTGAGAGGCAATGAATGTTCTCCAACACTTTTATCCTGCGCTTCCACTTCTTCCCGAAGCAAGTTGCAAAGGCATCATCAATCCAAACTTATTTTTTCCTGAATCAAAAGAACAAGAGGCAAAGTGCCTTCCAATCGCGCGCAGTATTTGCGCCGGTTGTCCTGAAAGAAAGGAGTGCTTGGACTACGCGCTCAAAGAACAAATCCCTCACGGAATATGGGCAGGCACCACGCCTGCACAGCGAGGCTTTGGGCAAGGATTTAAGAATCGCAAAACAGGGCGAGTCAATCGCGCTGATGCAATCCGATCCTTGCATTCTTTTGGGCGAACACCCAAAGAAATCGCAGACACGATGAGAATCGAATTGGCTTATGTCACTCAGGTTCTCAAACGAGCTGCGAAATTAGAAGGAGAATCCCAATTACTCAACGCAGAAAAACCTTCAGGGGAATCATTATCATCATCGGAGTCAGCGCAATGACTTCAATGTTGGTGAATGCGGCATTTGCACCACAACCTGCAATTCCTGCATCAATTGTCTATAAAGAAAGACCTATCTTGCAGCAAGTCGATGCCAAGAAATTGGCAAAGAAATTGCTGACAAAGAAGGAGTATTCCTGCCTAGCGAAATTGCTCGGTAAGGAGAGCGCCTGGGATAGTTCTGCAAAGAACCCTAATTCCAGCGCCAAAGGTATTGGGCAACTGCTTGATGCCACCTATCGCAACCTCGGAATGAAACACACCGAGGCATCGGTGCCACAACTTGTGGCAACACTTGCCTACATCCACAGGCGACACCTGACTCCCTGCAAGGCTTGGAGTCATTTTAAGGAAAAGAATTACTACTGAAAAAAAGGCGGGGTCGTGTCAACTGAAATAGAAAAGGGCGTGGTGGACTTTGACGAGAATATCGCAATGTGGCTTGAACAATATCGCCACGCCCTAGCCAAAATAAAAGAATGGGAAGAGGTCGGCGATGTCGCCCGATCTCATATTGAAGCAGCTCTTGGCGATAATGAAATCGGTCTTTACAAAGGCCAACAAGTCGTCAAGTTCTCAACTGTCACATCGACAAGATTTGATGTGAAAAGAGCAAAGGAAATCTTGCCACCACAGGTGCTTGATGTCCTAAATGTTCAAAGCACTCATCGCAGATTTACTCTTGTTAGCCAGGATGAGCAATGAGCATCCCTTACATAAATCCAATGGAGCCAATTGTTCCAATAATTCCTGATTATGACGATGAAGAAGAGGAAGATTGATGACCTTAGTGTCACCTGTTTCACCTGCTAAAGCTCTTGGTCAAGGACTCTCTGAAATAATCCATCAGGCAGGCATTTGGACTCCAAGAGCTAAGCAAGTCGTTATCGGGCCATCGGAAGTTGGTCACGATTGCACAAGGCGACTTGCTTACAAACTCCTTGATTGGGAGAAGACCAACGAAGGCGGTTCAAGTAATTGGAGCGCACAAGTTGGCAGCGCAATTCACAAATATCTTGCAGATGTCTTTGCAAGAATTGAAGGCTATGAAGTCGAGAAGCGAGTCAATATCCGTGGCAACCTGACCGGCACCGTTGACCTTTATGACAGTGTGCGTGGCATCGTTATTGATTGGAAGACCACAAGTCCTAATCAGATGGATCGCAAACGCAAAGAGGGTAAGAACCCTCAATACTTTACTCAAATTCAACTCTATGGCTATGGAATGGCCCAAACAGGAGCCCCTGTTAATCAGGTGGCACTTGTTTATCTGCCCACAAGTGGCGGCATAGATGAGATGCACATAGAACTTTATGACTATGACGAATCGGTAGCTCTGAAAGGTTTGGAGCGGATGGATAACATCCACGCTCTACTTGCTCAGGTCGATGTGGAAACAAATCCTGCAATGTGGGAGATGATTCCATCAGCACCAAATCGCCTCTGCAACTATTGTCCTTACTTTTTGCCTTACTCAAAAGACCTCTCAAAAGGATGCTACGGTGAAACCGCGACTCGTAATTAGTCCAATGAAGCATTGGGAAGCAAGAATCCTCAATTCTGTCGCTTGGCTGATAGGAATGCGCGGTGGCTCTGTTGGCTATTGCTGGATTGAAACAACTGAAGAAGCTGATGAAAACGACATTGAAGTGACAATCAATGACATAGTAAAAAACAATGAAGAAGATGAAGCAAACAAAATAGAAAAGGAGTCGGGGGAATGACCTTCGCATCACCAGGAAATCAAAGCGAGTCAGTGAAAGTGGCAGACCTTGCCAACCACTTGCTGATTATTACACCTATTGAATATAAGACAGGGATTCAAACTGTCCACGGCATCGCCGAGGCAGTCGAAGTCAATGTCTATGATCTTGACACAAGCACCGAATACAACTCACTTCTTTGGTTCAATGTTGCACTTCGCAATGCGCTAAAGACAAAGTTGAATCAGAAGGTTCTTGCCCGCATCGGCCAAGGCCCTGCCAAGCCTGGCAAGAGCGCGCCGTGGATTCTGCTAGATGCCACTAGCGATGCGGCAGCAATTGCAAAGGCAAATGCTTATCTTGCGGCACCGCCTGCGCCTGTGGCGATGCCTGCGCCTGTGGCCTCTGTTGCAAATCCAACTGCGGGTCTAACACCTGAAGTTGCAGCTCTGCTCGCACAACTTGGAGCAAAGCCACTATAAATGTGAAAGCAAGGCGGTTTTCCTTCCGTCACCGTCTTGCATCATAAGGTTGCCTGTGTCCTACCTTTCCACGGGCAACCAAGCAGTGCTTGGGAGCGATGAGATACGGGGTCATTCATCGGCAGGTTCGATTCCTGCCACTGCACTCGACAAATAAAAGAGGAGTCAAATGTGTCGCCACATCTTCGAAACCATTGGAGTTCCAATATGTCCTGACTGCGGGCGTGACACTCACGAAACAGATTTTGAGTTTCAAATAGAACTTCATAAGCAATGGATAAGAGATGGCAAGGCAGATTGGAACATCTGCCCACTAGGCGGAACGATTAGGGGATGGTGGTCGATTTAATATGACAATGACGGGGGAGAAGAAAATGTTGGCTTTTGGGGGTATGGTGAATACAAAGAAAGACCCCCGCGTGGCGCTAACCACCGAGGGCTTGACCGAACCTAATAGGAGGCTCGATATGACCAATCTTAGCGCATTTCAACCAGCAGCTCTACATTCCCGCAAAGAAAATTATTTGCGATATTTAGATTCATCTCAGTGGGCCAGCCGCAAACGAGATTATTGGCTCTCTTCAATGCCCCAATTTTGTTGGGTCTGTGATAAACCCTGGACTCTAAATGAACCTAAGTTCAATTTTCATCATATAACTTATGAAAATCTCTTCGATGAGCCAATAGAAGACTTGGTTCTACTTTGCTCGGATCATCATTTTGAATTAGAACGAGAGTGGAAGCAAATTTCACGCATCGCAGGCGTGACTCTGATGCAACATACAAAAATGTTCATACTCGTTCAAAGAAATGCTTTAGGAACAGAGAAGAATTTGGCGAAACACAAGTTAGTCAAAAAGTATCTACGAGGGGACCTTGACTAATGCAAACTGCATCCGCGCCTTTTACCGAGCCAGCCGATAACAAGGTTTTAATTCGGGCTTTAGAGTTTTATGTTGAGGGAATAGTTCCGCTACCCGTCAACCGTCACCGCCAAAAAGCACCGGCAGTTCCATCTTGGACTCAGTATCAAAAAGAGAAGCCATCACAGGAGCAAGTTCTTGAATGGTTTGCCAAAGCCGATGGTCTAGGTGTTTTATGTGGACAAGTAAGTGGAAATCTACTAATGATTGAGTTAGAGGCAAGAGCTGCAACTTTACAGACAATTGACCTTCTAACCCATCGTGCCAAAGAAAATAACATCATAGATTTATTTGAACGCCTTAATTCAGGCTATGTTGAACGCTCACCTTCAGGCGGTCTGCATTGGTTGCTAAAGAGTGAGGGTTTGATTCCAGGCAATGAAAGATTTGCTAGAAGAATGGATGAAAACGCAGTTATCTCAGTTCTAGCCGAATCAAGGGGCGAAGGTGGCTTTGTTGTCACTGCTCCAACCCCTGGCATCTGTCATCCATCAGGCAATGGTTGGAATATCATCAAAGGCAACCCAAAGACAATTCCTACCTTCACGGAAGAAGAAGTCGATGCGTTGCGTGAACTATTTATTTCACTAGATGAGATGCCAAAAGAGCAATTTAATGAGCCAGTAGCAAAACCGAGAGTATCTGGACAATTATTGCCAGGCGATGACTTCAATGCTCGCACCACTTGGGATGAAATCCTTATTCCTGATGGCTGGACAAAATTGCATTCGGATTCAATGGGCAAAACTGACTGGAGAAGACCTGGCAAAGATTATGGGATAAGCGCAACGACCAATTATCAAGGCAATGACCTTTTCCACATTTTCACATCGTCAGTGGCATTGGACTCTGATCGCTCCTACTCAAAGTTCGCCTATACCGCCCTAACTAAGTTTGGCGGTGACTTTGGTGCCTGCGCCAATGCCCTTCGGCAAAAAGGCTATGGCACAAGCGGAGAGCTTGGCTCTCTTGCTTTGCCAAGTGCAAGCGCCAGTGGCGATGGCCTTGGCATTGTCGGTGCCGGTCTAACTCCACTTGAGGCAGAACTTGAGCGACAACGCATTCGCAAAGAGGCAACTCGCATCATCAAAGAAGAAGAGGCAAGTGCCACCTATAAGGAGCCTATCTTTGTCCGAAGCCTGAAAGAAGAACTACAACTGCCTGAAATTGAGGCTCAATGGGTGATTAGGGACATTTTCCCCCAAGGCGCTAATATCTCTATTACGGCGCAATACAAGGCTGGCAAAACGACTTTAATCAACGATTTAGCCCGTTCATTAGCTGATGAGATTAAATTTCTTGATTATTTCCAAGAACCGACTCACAAACGCCGCATTGTTATTTTTAACTATGAAGTTAGCGAGAATCAATATCGCCGATGGATGAAAGATGTTGAGATAAAGCAATCTGAGCGAGTCACCTTGGTTCACCTAAGAGGCGAAAGGCTGCCGATTATCAGTGAGCGAGTGCAGAGGCTAATCATTAGCATTTTGCAAGACCTTGATTGCCAAACTTGGATTATGGACCCATTTGCCCGCGCCTTTGTAGGTTCAGGCGATGAGAACTCTAATAGCGATGTTGGTCTGTTCTTAGATACCTTGGATTTCATTAAGAAGCAGGCATCTGTGGATAACTTGGTCATTCCTATGCACACAGGCAGGGCTCAGGAACACGGCATTGAACGCGCTCGCGGTGCTACTCGCCTTGATGATTGGGCCGATGTTAGATGGCTTCTGTCAAAGACTGAGGAAGGGCGATTCTTCTCTGCCGATGGCCGTGATGTATTCCTAGAGCAACAGGCTCTTGCCTATGACGATGCATCGCGCCGTCTTAAACTTGGCGGTGCCAGTGCCAAGGTCGCCAAGAAGATGGCTTTAGAGGATCAATGGGTTGAGGTCGTAATTGCTAACCCTGGCAAGACCACTAGCGAATTGCTATCACTTCTTGGAATCGATGAAAGAAACAAGGCGATGACAACTGCTAGAAAGTCTGCTTTACATTACAACAGGGTCAGTGTTAAGACCGTTGGCAGTGCCAAAATATGGTTTCCAGTAGGTCATTTGGAGAGCTTCAATGGGTAAGAAAATGTCCGAAATGTCCTTCCCACCCAAAAAAAGTGCGGGACTTCCCGCCTTGCGACTACTTAGTAGTCCCCCCTATAAGGGGGGGACACTAAGTCTGCCAATTCTAAGCGAAGGTTGAAAATGATGAAAAAAGCGGGAAGCAATTTATGAATCAAGATTTCAAACCTATAAATTGCTCAAGGTGCGGAGCCCTCATTTGGGCAGGGATAAGTTGGGCTGGCTTTGCTCGCCGACTTGATACCCCTGTCCTAACCATCGAGGAAGAGATAATCAAACGGATCAACAAACTGATGACCTTTGAGTGCCACAAGACCAAGGTGTCCTTTGAGGCGGTTGAGAGAAGTGCCAACCGAATCAAATGGGGCAAGGCCAAGAGGTCAGTTATCTTGGGAGAGCATCACTGCTCATCATTCAAACTTTTTGAAGCGACCCCGCCAAACTATTGGAAAGAACTCGACTATGTGGAAAGGCCGTTCTGATGCAATGTCTAGTCTGTAAGAAAGAAACTGAAGGCGAGTGTCGCAGTTGCTTCGGTCGCTTGCGAGCTACCTTGAAGGAGTTGCCGCAGTTGCAGTTCGAGGCAGGGTTCTATCTTGAGCCATCACGCACCGGCAGTGGCGCGGTCAGCGCCGAACGCTCTATCGGTATCAATGTCAATGCCTTGGACTTCTCAATGGCTACTGACCTTCTTGCCATCCTTCACGGGTGGGAAGGCATCATCAGGCGCGACAGGGCCTTGACACCGCCTGCGTTAGTAAAGAGGGAGCCGACTACTGACCTTGAAGTCCAGGCAACCTGTGAGTTCCACATTGCTCACCTTTCTTGGACATTGACTCAGCCGTGGGCGTTAGACTTCGCAGGGGAAGTTTGGGGGCTACACGCTAGGGGTCGTGCAGCCGCCAAAAAGTTCAAAGAACAGGCAAGAAGGATTCCTTGTCCGACTGATGACTGCAATCGTTTTGTTGTCATTGATGTCGAACAAATGTCACAAGATGTCAGTTGCTTTGGATGCAAACAAAGTTGGTCGGTCTTAAGATTGGTGGCACTAGCAATGAGCAATCCGAATCGCAGATTCTTTCTTGACATCGAGGCAATTGCAGCTTGGCTACAAATGACAGAGCGAGAGGTTTATCGAGCAGTTAGAAAGTTTGGAATTGAGAAACGGGGTTCGACTTACGATCTCCAAGCCCTAATGAAAGTGAGGCAACAAAATGCCTAGAATGTTGTCAAGGTTCTCTGCTACACTTTCGTTATCAGAGTTCCCTATCTCGGAACAATCCATCCACGAAATCGATGAAGCCCTTGGTCACGCTACTAAGGCACGCAACCTTCCTCATTACACTCAACGCCAACGCGACATTGTTGACGAGTTCATAGACGATTTGCTTGATATGCGTTTGGAGCTACAACAATGTTGAGCATAACTATAAGCATTGGTGATGTTGAGTCAGAGATGACAACCGACCAGAATCTTTCCTTTGATGCTATCGAGTCGTTATTGAGCAGAGCAGTGAATGCAACGCTGCAATGTTATCTATCTCTTCCAACTGAGGATCGTCTTGCAGGCTTCGGAACGGATGATGAAGATGATGACGAGGAAGCCGAATGAATCGCGTGTGTGTCGTAAGTGTGGAACTGAATATCCGATAACAGAGTTTCGTTTCACTAATAAAGCAATAAACAAAAGACACAACATCTGCAAACATTGTAGGCAGATTCATAGAAAGTTTGTTCGTGAAGCAAAGCAACACTATGACGAACTGTTAAAGAAACAGAATAACTCTTGTGCTATATGTGGAATCACTGCTGATGAAAGCAATGATAAGTTAATCATTGACCATAATCACGACACACTTATTGTGCGAGGAATTGTTTGTTCTTATTGCAACAAGGGTCTTGGATTTTTTAAGGACTCACCTACCCGCCTAGCGATGGCAATAGAATACTTAGTGAAACACGATGGCATTACTTCCTAGACCTTGCGCACAATGCGGAACAATAGTTCGCAACTCTTATCTCTGTGTTGAATGCAAACGAAAGAAAGAAGCACTGCGCCCGTCACGAACTGCACGCGGATATGATTACAAGTGGCAGAAGTTATCTAAGCTCGCTCGGCAGTTGCAACCATTTTGTCGCCTGTGCCATAGCACTCAAGACCTGACGGCGGATCACATAATTAGTTTGGCAAATGGTGGCAGAAACGAATTGCAAAATATCCAAGTGCTTTGTCGTTCTTGTAATTCATCTAAAGGAAAAAACATACAAAATTAAATTGACCCCCCGTGGCACATACGGGTATGGGCAAAAAGTGTG